CGCTTACAGGAGCTTGGGCAACTGCATTCGGTGGAGCAAAAGCGGCCACTCCTGCGGTAAGGGGTTTGGCTATTGTCCTTAAAGGACTAAGTAAACTGGGCGGCCCTATATTAACAGTATTTAAGAGTTTATTCACTGGACTAGGTGGAGTTTTTGCAAGGCTACTCCCAATGGTAGCTGGAGCGTTCCAGGCAGTAGGTGCATTTATAATAGCCAATCCAATAGCCCTTGCAGTTGCTGCTGCAGTTGCTGCCCTAATATTCATTTGGGTAAAGTGGGGAGATGATATTAAAGCCTTCTTTAAGAAGCACTGGGAAGAAACTAAGCAGATATTTCTTGAAGGTTGGAATGCTGTTACTGAAGGCATAACAAACGCTTGGAATAGCTTTATTGAAGGTGCTAAGACACTTTGGGAAAACTTCAAGTTAGTATTCAAGTTCCTATGGGACCATATCAAGGAAATATTCATGATAAGTTGGGAAGCTATCACATCACCAATAACACTTGCTATGAAATTATTCATAGGTGTAATTAAGACCATATGGGAGCCTATGACTCAATTCTTTTCACAGACTTGGGGCAAAATAAAAGACAGTGCGACAAATACTTGGAATTCTACTACAAACTACTTACAAACTACATGGACCAATTTGAAGACTAAGGCTTCTGAAACATTTACAAATATGAAGACCTTCTTGGGTGTTACATGGGACTTTATCAAAAATACAACAAGTAGCACTTGGAGTGATATCAAGACCAACTTAGGACAGCACTGGGATAATATCAGAAGTAATGCATCTAGTAAGTTTGAATCTATCAGGCAGACCATTTCAACTGCATGGGGAAATATTAAGACTATTTCAGGTGCAGTTTGGGATACAATCAAACAGTCTATCAGTGGTAAGATGGATGGCATCAAGAACCACATAAGAGGAGCCATAGATTCAATAACAGGCTTCTTTAGAAATTGTAGGCTTGAGCTTCCACATATAAGGCTACCGCACTTTAATATTAGTGGTAGCTTCTCACTTAATCCACCAAGTATACCTCATATATCGGTTGATTGGTATAAAACAGGTGGTATAGCCACAGGGCCAAGTATAGTTGGTATAGGTGAAGCAGGAAAAGAAGCCGTTGTTCCACTTGAAGGCAGATATATGATGCCATTCGCACAGGCCATAGTTGATAGGATGAAGTTTGATAGTGGCAACAATGGAACAATAAATGTTATTTTAAATCAGGATATCAAAGAAACTGCAGACTTTAGGCAGGGCATGGATATAATTGACCATGAACTAAAGAGGCGAGGATATAAGTTGAACTATGGAAGGGGGGCAATCTAAAATGCAGAAGTTAATAGTTGAAGTAAATGAGAAAATGATAGACCTATCTAAGCTAGGATTTTGCATAAAGGAAAGGCCCTCAATCCCAACACCTGAAAGGCTGATAGAAACGATTGATATTCCAGGACGTGATGGGGATTTACACGTTGAAAAGGGATATAAGGATATTGATATCACAGTTGAACTTAACTTCATGGATGACCATCTAAGGGATAGAATAAGGGGGGTCAAGGAAATATTGCTTGACTGTGACAAGATTATATTTTCAGATGATCAGGAGTTCTGCTACATGGTAAATTTCACCAAGATAGGAGATATCGAGAATGAGGTAGACTTCTATGGATCCTTTGAAGTTACATTCAATTGTAAGCCTTTTAGCTATAAGCTATCCACTTTTAAATTTGTATCAGCAATTGATTCATTTAGGGTAGATGGGTATAAGTCAGCCCCACTATTTAAAATCACAAATTCACAGGGAGATTGTTATTTTATATTGGATAATGACAACAGTAAGAAAATAGGAGTAAACATAAGGGCATCTGTGGTTTATATCGACTGTGAAAATATGACTTGCAGAAGTGATGATGGCATTAATTTGCTTGAATATATGATAGGTGACTTCATTGAACTTGATAGGGGTATTCACAGAATCACTGCATATGGTGGAATGTCTAAGGTTGAAGTCATGACGAGAGAGGGGTGGAGATAGTGATTAGAGTTTACAGGTCAAATGAAATTAATTTCAAAAGAAATGGGGTTCAGGTCCTTGATAGGCTAATATCTAATCCAGTAGTATCCGAGGAAATCAACGGTATATATCAGCTTGAATTCTCAATCCCTATCAAGGATTCAGATTATATCGAAATGGAAAATATTGTTGTGGCACCCACTCCAACAAATGACGACCAGGCATTCAGGATATCGCATATAAGAAAAAGCAATGGAATGTACCACGTCACATGCTATCATATATTCTATGATCTTAATCATAATTTAATAGAGGATATAAATATCGTAAATTTAGGGGCGAGTGCAGCCCTTGAAAAAATAGACAAGGGATGTGTTAATACGCATCCTTTTAAAATCTATACAGATATTTCAAATAAGGTGGCCAGTAGTCGAATAGTTAGATATAACCCAGTCAGAGCAATGCTAGGAAGTGATGATAATTCATTCATTAATAGGTGGGGTGGAGAGATTGAAAGAAATAACTTCAATATCACTTTTAGAAAACGACTGGGGATTGATAGTTCAGTTCAAATTCGATACAAGAAGAATTTAATAGGCTATGAAGCCGATATTGACTACACACAGATTACTACCAAAATAATGCCTAAGGCAGCTGATGGGGTCCTGCTTCCTGAAAGATATATAACATCACCTAAAGTTAATCAATATCACAACACTAAAATCAAGGTAATTGAATATAGCGATATTAAGATTAGGGATGTAGGGTCAAGCGACACAGAAGGAATGACTAAGGAAGAAGCCTATACTGAAATGCGAAGAAGAGCCTGGGCAGAATTCAGCGAAAATCACATTGATGAGCCTAGGGCTAATTATAAGGTCAGCTTTGTTGACCTTGAAAAAACTAAGGAATATAAGCATATTAAGAAACTTGAGAACATCAACATAGGTGACACTTTGAAGGTGATACATCCTGAAGAAAAGGTCAGTATTACAGCTAGAATGATAAGCTATAAATATGACCCTGTTAGCATGAAATATATTGAAGTAGAGCTAGGGAATATTTCTGAAACTTTTACATCAATTACATCAGAACTAAGGCGAATTAATGACAAGATCGATACTGATGTAATGAGTGCGGTTGATGACTCCAAGAAGTTGGCAACTAAAATGTTAAAAGAAGGATTTGGGGGACATGTTAAAATCATGCCTGACAAGATCCTGATAATGGACACAGACAACGAGAACACTGCTAAAAAAATATGGATGTGGAATAAGAATGGCCTAGGGTTTTCTAACACAGGAATAAATGGTCCATATGGGCTTGCAATGACTAAAGACGGGTCAATAGTTGCAGACTATATCACATCAGGAAAGTTAAATGCTAATGTAATCAGGGCAGGGCAAATTGTTGGTAAGAACTTTAATTTAGACTTAGACAGTGGACTAGCCAAGTTCGGTGCAAATTCAATAACTAAGGACAGCCTAAGCCAAGATTTAAAAAACGAATTAAAAGGGAAAGATGGACGAGATGGAACAGATGCCACATTGTATGAGTGGTTAAGAGACTGGAATGGCACCTACACACAGGTAGACGGCCGTAAAGTCATATCGCCTAATATATTTGCAGGTAATAGAGATGGCGGTGTTTTCTTTAACGAAAATGGATTGTACGTAAAAAAAGGGGGTACAACAACCGCCTGGATAAGCAGGGATGGTTCAGGCTTTTTCGGCAACTCAAGCGACAATATAAGTTGGGATAGTAGTGGCAATATTAGGCTTCCTAAGATAACCACAGATGCAATATATCCTGGAAATAGCGAACGTATTATTTTAGAACGTGGATTAGCACCTGGGGCCAATGATGCCAAATCTATTGACGCAACTGGAAATGCAATAAGATTAAAATATAGTGCATATGCATATTTAAGTGTAAGTAATACTGGGATAAGTGGATATAGGGCAGGCGAACGTAAATTTGCAACAGCGGGCCAATATGACGGAATATCCGTAGCAAGTGGTACTGTGATGAATCTTGATAGTTCTGATACTCTAATGTCAGTTAATTCAGAGGCATTTTGGTCTAGGGCGGGTGGAACGCAGGTAATCTTAGCTACAAGAGAAGGGGTATATTCTACCACTGCACAATTAAGTTCAGACGCTAAGTTAAAAGAAAACCTAAGTAAACTTGACGATACGACAGTTATTCGTAAGAATGACAATGTAAAATTTAATAATTTGACTAGTAGTGATGTGTTTGACTTCTTAAGAAACACATCACTTTTTAATTACAATTTCAAAGGTCAAAATAAGCCTAGGTTTTCACTTGTCGCACAGCTTATTAAAGATCCTATAAGAAGCGTAATAGTAGGTTACAACAAGATAAATAAGACATATGCAATAGATGTATACAATTATACATCAATCTTACATGCAGGCATGCAAGAAGAGATTAAGAAAAGAGAAATGTTGGAAGCTAAGGTCACGTCCTTAGAGTCTGATATAGATATTTTAAGAAAAGAGTTAGAAACTCTTAAAAGTATGTTGTCTACAAGTAAGTAGGCAGAAAGGGGCAATATTATGGCACTTAGAGACATAGGAAAAGCAAAGTATAAAATAACTATGAAAGATGGGTATATTGAGGATTGCTATGCGACTCAATATGACACTGCCAGGGTGTTTGAATTCCAGGTATTTAATGACTCTCAAATAATGAGCCTATCAGGTATAACAATTAAAATGATGGTAGAGCAAGGCACTAAGGTGGTGTTTGCAACTGCGTCAGTAGTCAATGCAGACCAGGGGATATTTCAGGTGGTCTTAAATTCTGAAATGCTTGAAAACGACTCAATCCACTATGCACAGATTGAGATGTCAAATGGTAGTGAGTCTATCCAATCACCGCCTTTTAAAATCAAGATAGGCAAATCAATTAAGACAGGGGCCAAGGCAGGAGTCAACATAGTAGTTGATTATGCCAAAGTAAAGCAATATATAGATGAGATTACTCACCTTAGGCTGCACACAGACGAATTAAAAGGCCCTAAGGGTGATAAGCCAGTAATTACAATCAACGACAAGGGGAACTGGGTTATTGACAATGTAGACACAGGCAAAAGGGCAATTGGTCAAGATGGCAAGATGTCATTTGAAGAGTTATCACAGGAGCAGAAAGCAAGCCTTAAAGGTGCTAAGGGCGACAAGGGAGATACTGGACTAACAGGGCCTAAGGGTGATAAGCCAGTAATCACAATTCAAAATGGCAATTGGTACGTTGACGGAGTAGACACAAGACAGAAGGCCAAGGGGGAAGATGGTCAAGTAACATTTGAAGCACTTACACCAACACAGAAGGCGAGCCTTAAAGGTG